TCAACATATCTATTTTAATGAACCAAAGCACTTCCTCCAATGATGCCGTAAACTCTGCCGCTAAATTATCCGTGTCAGTATCAAGGTCTGCGTACCTGAATTTTAACGCTACTCCTGACGCATTACCAAGACTTACCTCTTGTGTATCTACACCACTTCCTGCTTCGTATATATCTTTCCTTAATCTATTTAGGTGACTATCTATTGCAGCTACATCCATTTTTGTTTCAATTGTTTTCATATCTCCATCACCTGAAACAAATGCTGTTCTAAATGTAGCTAAGTTTTGAGTAAATTCACCTTTATCTGTTCCATCGTAGTTTTTAACAACTTTTATACTATTTGGTATGTCTTGTAAGTTGTTTGAAGTATCTGATGTAGTTAGGTCATAATCATCTATTAACGGCTTTATCCATTTTAACAAGCTAATTTCATCCGCATTGTATTTGAATCCTATAAACGGTACTTTCTCCCAGTTTGCAGCTATTTCATTATACAACTCATTTCCTTCTTTATCTATCTTGATGTTTCCATCTTTATCCTTTTGAGGTTCCTTGACAGTGAAATGTCCGTTTACAGTTTGCGGTTTGTCTGGGTCTGGCCTTAACCCTTTATCTCCCATTTCATAATACCAAACGCCTTGAGTAGTATAATATTCTACCTTCTTTATTTCCTTTTGTACACCATCTGGTAGATATCTAATAATAGAATATATCCTTATTATTCCTTCTAGCACTGTATGGTCTGCATCTGCCCAAAATGGAATAATCTCTTCTGATGGTATACGTTTAAACTTCAATTCCCCTTTTTCGTTGTAATAAACTTGGAGCCAAGCAATCCCATTTATTATTGCATCTCTACCTACATTCTTTAACATTTTGAGGAACTTCTTATCAATATAATCTACCACTAAATCATTAAAGTTTTCATCATCTGATTGTATTGATAATTCTTTACTTAATAAATAATTTACTTTCTGATTGGTTAACTTTCTCATGAATGGATGTGCTAATTTAGCATTAGATAGATTGGTTACCTCTTGCTTAACCCCTTTCCTATCTATATAATATCTTTTTCTATCTTTAATATCATTATCATTTTTGTAGTAATCTTGAGCTGTTAACATTAATTTTCTTTTATCGCTAGTAAGCCATTCATTGATACTAGCAAACAAGAAATCTTCATGTGGTTTTGATAATGTGGCTAATTGAGTTACTCCAGACCTTATGTCCATATTGACTGCTCTTTGGAAATCTTGAAATATCATATTTTTACCTCTCCTTTCGTCTACTTTATTATAATATAAGACATTGACATATATTTACTATAATAGATGGCTTTGTACAATCGTTTTTACAAGGGTTTTATTGACCTCCTCATATATTAGGTCGCCTCATTTTCTCACTTAATCTTGCTATAATGTAATCATAGTTATTTCTATCATGAGGTATGGAGCAATTGCTGCAATCCTTTATCCCATTATCTAATATAGTATAATTCCCTGAACACTCTGTTAGATATAAAGGGCAATAACAGAATAAACAATTCATTTCCTCCAAGCCCTTATGACAAGGATAATATTCACATTTTTTGTTACTAAAGTATTTGTAATTATCCATCTTGTTCTCCTTACCAGCTAAAGTTAGTAGAATTCAGTTCTTCAGTGGCATATCTCAGAGCATCCATTAAGTGGTTATATTCATCTATTGGGTCAGTAGTTGGCTTCCCAGTATCCTTATCTGTTGCCCATACATAGTTACTTAATTCTACTATGGTGTTTACGCAGGATGGATGAACATATATCTTATAATCCTGTAGCTTTTGTATTCCTGCTTTAACTGAACCTTTTCCTTTCTTTGCTCCGAACATTCTATATAATCCAAGGTCTTTTAATTCATCAATTGTTTTAGGGTCTTCACTATCTGCACATATTCTTGCTTTTTCAAATCCCTTATACTTTAACGTTTCGTATATATCCTTGTTCTTCATACGTGTTTTGTACACTTCGTCATAGATGAATATCTTCTTCTCTTTCTCATCTGCCAGTAATGCAATGAATGCTGTAGGGTCATTAGTATATCCAAAGTCAATTCCATGAAGTTGTCTATATTTAGGGGAGTCGTCTCTATCAAGTTGACGTTTCATATATTCGGCATCAAAGTCAAGTTCCTGCCAATTCTCAAATACAAGTCCTTCTGCAATACCCCAATTACCTTCTCCTTCTATACTATATCTACGAGGATTCTCTTCTTTCATTTTTTCAAATATTCGTCTATCATCATCTCCTAAGAATTCATTACAGTCATAATTCCTTGTTATTGCTAATATATCTCCATCTTTGCTTAAGCCATCTGTTCCTACTTTATCAAAGAATCTTTTCTTTAGCCATATCTTTTCACTCCAAGGGTTAAATGTAAAAGTATGTTGTTTAAATAATGGTTCAGGCATTTCCCCTCTGATAGACATATCAACCTTATTGAAGTCGTCCTCATTAGTTACTTGAAAAGCTTCCTCCCACCATACCCAACATAAGTGGCCGTCTTCTACTGTAATAGATGTTATGGACTGAGGGTCATCTAATCCTCTGAACATTATCTTTTGTCCTGAGGGTATGTAGGTAAGTTCAAGGGGCGATTTTGTAGCTTTCCATAGATGGGAAACCCCCATTCTATTTATAGCCCATTTAAGTTGAGCGAAGGTACTATCCCTATGTGTATTGTAATACCTTCTAATTACGAGTGTACAAGGTTTTAATCCATAAGTGTGCCAGTACTTCATCATATTATATGGAAACCAGAAAGAGGCGGTTGTAGACTTCTTACTACCTCGGCCTCCCTTTAATACTCTGTACCTTCCTTTATAATTCCAGAATTGTTTATATCCTTTTCCTATTAACTTTGGTAAACTCTTTTTTGTAACTAAATCAGGCATTGCTCATCTCCTCACCCCTTTATTAGAATTAAAATAATATTGTCTTTGTTTATTTTTCTTTTGTTTAATTGTTAAGGCTTCTTTATATGCAGAGTCTGTTGTTATTCGTCTTGCCGCTTCTATCATAAACGGTTTGTTTGGTATTGTTTTTCTTTGTAATAGTCTAATAATAACATAACAGGTTGATAGCTTTTTAAAGTGTCCATGATTTTCATACTTTCCATTAGTGTTTACTACTATATAATCTCTTTTATTTTGTAGTATTTTATATTCATTAATCACCCCTACAACTCTGCTCATCTATTCGCCGCCTTTTAGTTACTTAATCCTCAAGCTCCTCTTCCCCGGTAAATACAACAGTTCCATTCATGTTTATTGTTTCTTCATTAAATCCTTGCATCTTGTTTAATTCTGCTACAGCATCGATAATACCTTGATTGTTTACTTTAGATGCTCTTCTTAACTTTCTTTGTTTAAGTATTTGTTGTAGATATTGAGGAGCTTTTTCTGGGTCTTCCTGCATAAGCTTTTGTAACACTTCTAACTCTTCCTCGAAAGCCTTGTTTATTCGTTCTAAATCCTTCTTGTTTACATCTATAACATATCTTAACGTTTCTATTGATTGTTCTCTTGTCCACATGGTCTTTTCTTGTTCTTTTTCTCTCATTTTGTTTAAAAGTTGTTCATACCTTGTTCTAACCTTTTCATTCTTTAACAAATTTGATGCTGCTGAATCTAAGGAGGATTCCTTCCATTTCTTCTTAGAAGGATAAGCTTTTAGGTATGCTTGTCTTTGGGTGCTTCCTTTTAACAATTCCTGTATAAATATTTCTTGTGGTTTTGTTAAAGTATTTTTACTTGACGTTCTTGCCATCTCTTATCCTCCTTTCTATCTTTAATTTATCTCTTCTTTGATTTCTTTTAATTCTTCTATTAAATTACTGGCTTGTTGTTTTGTTAAATTATCTAAGTCTTCTTCTGGTTCCATATCTATTTCTTCATATAGGTATAATATATAATCCTTTTGTTTTTCTGTTATCATTTCCCGCGCCTCCAATTTTTTATACTCTCCGCCGTTTCCTCTGCCGCTTTTATGGGTTTATCCCCTTTATTCAATTCTATCTATTCCATATTCTACTGCACATTGATGTTCTATTTTACACTCTCTTGCATTTTCCCACCCTGGAACAAAATAGGCTATATCTGCTTCTGCTAAGTATTCTAATGACTTAGCTAAATAATGCAATGGTTTTTTATCTGGCCCAAAGTCATCAAAGAATGTTTCTAATACTTCAACTTCTTCTCCAACTATATCTTTTGCTATATTAATAGCTTCATTTCTTTCCCTTAATATTTCCTCATCGGTTTTACCATTCATAGGTTGAGATATAAATAACTTTTTCATTTTCCGCTCCTTTCTTTTTTCAACAATAAAAGCCTCTCATCGATAAAGATTGAAAGGCTTTTGAGTGTTCGAAGTTTGGATATACTTATCCCTCAATATTATTATATAACATATTTGTACAAAGTTCAACTGTTCTTTTAATTAATCTGGAATAATTCTAAGGAGTAGTACATCATTGAAGTATGTATTTATTTTGTTCTGTTATAACTTATTTATTGTAGTAGTCAATTTTTTTAGCATTTTTTCATATTGAAGTAATTTTTTCTTTAATGGTTCATAATTTCCTAATACTTTTAATTGTTCTTTTATCTTATGTATTTTAATAATATAGTATGCTTGCAATTCTGC